TATAAATAGGACTTATACTCATTGTTTTAATGTAAATGGAGATAATTTAGCGTCTTGTTTTACTGTCACTATACACGGTACAGCATCTTCTATTGTGATTAATGCAAAGTTTGAAGTAATACTAAACCATTATAAAGATATAGTGGTACGCAGTCTTGGAGGGGATTATACTCTCTGTAAAATTAAAGTAGTATCAAATGGCAATGAAGACGCTTCTGTTTATTTTGCAGCCAATAACACAAATAATAATAATTGTACTTGCACGATTCAAGTAGAGGGATTTAACGATGAGAGTTTTGATATGGCGCCAAGTACTGCATATAGTACGGTAAGTTTTGAGCACGAAGCAATCTTTGGAGAAAGTACTACAAGCAGTAACACTATGGCTAGCGGTACCGGAGCTACTAACGGATATTCAGTATAATAAAAAAGGGGCGCAAGGCCCCTTTTGTTTACTGTACTAGCTCCCCTTCGGGAGCGCCTTCTACAGGTGCTGGATTTGCAATTTCCTCTTTCAGAAGAGTTGTAAATCCTTGTCGCGCTACTTCAATCTGATCTGCGCGAGCAGCAGTTTGATTAGCTTGTTGTTGAAGATCCTGCAACTGACCGACCAAATACTTGGCTTTATCAGAAAGATCATCAATTACATGGTTTTCGCCATCTAAAACTAGAGTTGGCTTTTCTTGTACTTCAGTTGTCATAGTAAGTTCCTTACTTAAAAATGTCTTGCCAGTTACCCGTAGTACTAGCTCGAGCGTACTCGGTGGCACGGTTTTCAAAAAAGTTAGTGTGTTCCACTGCATTCAGCATATATTCTAGCCAAGGCAGTGGGTTCTTTTCGCTACCGAAAATTTTCTTCATTCCTAGACCGAGTAGCCTGCGGTCAGCAATATATCGAATATACTCTTTTATCTCTTCTGGTGTCAGATCAGGTACATCAGCACCTTCAAAACACAGATCAATAAAAGCATCTTCGAGATCTACAGTACGCTCTGCAGCGCAATAGATTTCATACTTTAACTCGTCATTCCACAACTCAGGATTCTCCGCAATGAAAGTTCGGAATAGCTGAGACATACCTTCTACGTGGAGAGTTTCATCCCGAATAGACCACGTAACGATTTGTCCCATACCTTTCATCAAGTTGTGACGAGGAAAGTTTAACAATATCGCAAAACTACTAAACAACTGTACTCCTTCTGTAAATCCAGAGTAGATTGCCATTGTTTTTGCAATATTCATCTTAGTGTCCATGCCAAAAGTAGATAGATGTTCGTGCTTATCCATCATTGCTTTGTGATCCATAAACTTTTGATACTCATCATCCCCAAACCCGAGAGTTTCGAGAAGTAACGAGTATGCTTCTTGGTGCACCGCCTCCATTGCAGCAAAGGCTGAAAGCATCATACGTACTTCAGGTTGCTTAAATGTTGGCAAATAGTGCTTTGCGTAGCCGCAACATACGTCTACGTCTGCCTGAGTAAAGAAACGAAATATTTGCGTAAGCAATAATTTGTTTCCGTCTGTCAGTTTCTCCCGATAATCACGCAAATCATCTGCAAGGTTTACTTCATCAGGTAACCAGTGCATATGCTGCTGTGTTTTATAATGCTCAAATGCCCAAGGGTAGTTGAACGGTTTATAATATTCTCTTTCTGTAAGTAAATTCATATTTATCCCTCACACGCTACGCAAGCGTTCTCGTCAATGGATTCAAAAATTCGTTGACGTAATACCTCATCTGATACTTTCTCTGCTCGCTTATATGCTTCGCTTCTCAGATAATATAAAGTTTTTACTTTTTTCTTCCACGCCATTATATGAATAGCATGAAGCTCTTGTTTTGATACGTCTGCCGGAAAGAAAACGTTTAAAGACTGACTTTGACAAATATGCTTCTGTCTGTCTGCGGCCATATCAATAACCCAGCGCTGATCTATTTCTACAGCGGTCTTAAATACATCTTTTGTCCAGTCATCTAAAAAGTCTAGATGTTGTACTGATCCACCATTTGTAACAATATCTTTCCATACTTCGTCCGTATCCATACCTAGATCTCGGAGCAAATCTTCAAGATATTCGTTCTTCTGTAGAGAGGTACCACTTTTAGTTTTTTGTGTATATGCGTTAGCGCGGTAAGGCTCAATACTAGGGCTAGTGTTACCACAGATAATACTAGATGAAGCGTTTGGAGCAACAGCCAACAAATGACAGTTACGCATACCTGTGCCATTCGCGTCAGGTGCCTCTCCTCTCTCAATCGCAATATCCCTCGATGCAGTCTCTGCTGCAGACTTAATATGCCAGAAAATAGACATGTTACGTCCTTTTGCCATCGCCGATTCAAACGGAATGTTGTGACGTTGTAAGTAGGCGTGAAAGCCCATCGCACCCAAGCCAATTGATCTCTCCCTTTCTGCACTAAAACGTGCTTTCTCGAGCTCGTTCGGAGCGTGAGCAATAAAATAAGTAATTACGTTGTCTAACATTCGTACTAGATCAGGAATAAACTGTGGGTCATTACTCCACTCGTCATACTCCTCTAAATTTACACTTGAAAGACAACATACTGCGGTACGTTCTTCATTTGTAGGTAGTGTAATCTCACTACATAAGTTTGACTGATGTACTTCTAGTCCTAGATTCTTCTGACAGTCGGGTAGTGCTTCCTGTACTGTATCACCGAACATAATGTAAGGCTCGCCAGTTTCAACACGATTCTGAATCAACTTTACCCAAAGAGTTTTAGCAGATACAGTCTTTATGACCCTATGTGAATGAGGATCAACAAGATCCCAACTATCATCAAATCCTTCATACTTAGTGGCATTTTCGATAAGCTCCATAAAATCATCTGAAATAATAACGCCGTGGTGAAGATTAGTAGACTTCCTATTAATATCACCCCCAGTAGGTTTACGAACATCTAAAAACTCCTCAATTTCTGGATGGTTCATAGGCAAGTATGCAGCATAGCTTCCTCGGCGAGTTACACCCTGTGAAAAAGCAAGCATTTCTGCATCAACTACTTTTACAAAAGGAATTACGCCAGTTGACTCCGACCCCGCCGAAGTTTTAGATCCTACACTGCGAACATCGCCCCAGTATCCTCCGACCCCGCCGCCTACAGAAGAAAGAAATGCATTTTCGGTGTAGTGGCCTGTTATACCAGCTCTGCTATCATCCACGTAGTTAAGAAAACAAGAAATAGGCAACCCACGCTTAGTTCCTCCATTTGACAAGATAGGAGTGGAAAACATAAACCATAGTTTGCTAGCATAGTCATACAGTCGTTGAGCATGGTCTTCATTGTCTGCAAAAGCTCCTGCTGCCCTAGCAAAAGCCTGCTGTGGAGAAGTTTCTCCATTTACTAAATACCTGTCTTGCAGGGTTTTAATGCTAAATTCTGAGAGATAGCGGTCTCTTTTAAAATCAATTTTTATATTCATCTAACACACTTCCAATATTTGCAATATTGTCTTGACCAATCGCATCATCACAATACGTCATTAGATCCATTAGCTCATAATTTACGAGCAGTTGTTCTGCATTTTCATTCAATGCTTGTATATATTTGTACCTACTCTCAAGTGGAGTAGCGTTATAAATATCCATTGCATCGCCGTAATCTCTTATAAGCTGTACCGCTCTCTTCGGGCCAATGCCGGGTATGCCTGGAACATTATCACCTTTATCTCCAGTGAGACATTTCATAGATATGTACTCATCAGGAGTGACTTCATAATGCTCTCTCCAGTTATCCAACCTTACTTCTTTTCTTGTTACATAGGAGAAGCGACCTACTTTTTCTTGTATTAGCAAATCCCAATCACGATCACTTGATATAAGCCATATGTACTCTAAATTGTACTTCTCTTTGTGCTTAACTAAGTGCGCGGCGATGTCATCAGCCTCTACACCCTTATACCGAAGTATAGGGTAATCTTCTGCAAGCACTTCAAGGCTTGCTTCAAATTCTTCAAAGAACTCTTCAAAAGCAAGTCTCTCTGCCTCTGTTTGTTCTGCAAACTTATCTTTTCGATTTTGTTTATAGTCGGGAGATATTTCTTTTCTATAAGAAGAAGATCCCCAATCTGCTGTGATAATAATATTACCACAATCATACGACTTCGCTAAACTCTTAACCGTGTTTTGATAGTCATAACGAAAATCTGTACGGCCTTGGTGTTTCCAACGAAACGCCAGATTTAGTGCATCTACTACTAACGTAGCATTTGCATTTTCATTTACCATTTTATCTGTTAAATTAAAGGCCATCTACAAACCTCGTTGGTTCTTTTTTAAGCCACGTTTCAGCTAGTAAGACATAACAGTCTAACCACTCTATACGCAACCATTCATTTGTGTTTTCTGGCAATAGGTTTGTAACTACAAATACGGGGGACCGATTATATTTGAAAAACAATAGAGGCTCCTGGTTACCGCCTGCAGCTTGCTGTAGCAGCTTTACCCACCAACGTATTAAGTTATTTGTCTTTTTTGCCGTAAAAATTTTATCCGATAAAGGAGAACTTTCATAGTTTTTTACTTCTATACAGAAGCGATTCTTTGCGTGAGGAACATACAAGTCTCCTTTTAAGTATTCGAGAGCGCCTGAAGCAGGTACTCTCTCAAACTGAAGATCGGTAGCATCTCTGAGCATATCTCGAACTAAGTATTCGCCTCTAGCGCCCTTAGCTCTACTATCAACCATGCTCTCTACAAATCTCCTCAAGCATTTCAAGTTTTTCTTTAAACTCTGCTGCCTTCGCTATCTCTTCTTCAATTGCTGCCATAATGTCGGGGTGTTCTCCAATACCTGCAGGGTGCTCTAAGTACATACGTACATTTGCTTTGTGATACTGTATCTTTCCTAGAAGGTATGCGGCCATGCCCTCTGCTATAATATTTTTTGCTTTCACCATTTAGTGCTCCAATTTACTGATGTTTCCTGATTTTACAACTTCTACTTTTTCTAGTAGAGGGTGCGTCCATCCATGACTAACAACATAAGTATTAAGATCTTCTCCAAGTAGCACTTCTACTAACTTTTCTCGCCCTGTTTCGTCTAATACATTGATAACCTCATCTAAAAATAGAATGTTAATTCTAGACTTAGATATACTACTCATCAATTTACGAATGGCGATAAGTGTAGCAGTATTTACTCTTGCTAACTCCCCCGAAGAAAGAGCTAGAATATCCACTATGTTACCATTATCTGTTACTTGTACGTTTAACTTATCGTTTGATACTACAAACTCTAGTGTAAAACGACCGTCTGAAAGTTCCGCAAGATAGTGATTTGTAAGCTCTTCAAGCTCTTTTACTAAATTTTCTATCTTGTAAGCTAACAGACCGTTAGTACTAAAAGCTTTCTTTAATACTTCTAAATTACTAGAAATTTCTCTTTCTTTTTCGAGAACTTCTTGATGCTCCTCTAACTGAGAGGTAAACTCTGCTGTTTGCTCGAGTATTACTTGGATCCTCGTGTTTCGTTTAGTGATCTGTTCATTTTCTCGTGTAAGCTGTATAAGCCTTGTTTTTGCATCCGATATTCTCTCCGAAATTCCGTCAGCCCTGCTACTAAGCTCCTCTTTATCCAAAGGCACCGCTGGTAGAGACTGGTCAATACTTCTATACAACTCTTCCCAATCTTTTTGAGTTTTTTGAGAATCTCGAAATCTTGCATTGTTTCGTTTAATTTCTGATATTCTTGCTTCAATTGCATCTTGTCTTTCCTTTGCAGACATAATTTTTGTAGTCTCCTTAGAGATTAGAGACTCAATAAAATCATTGTCTACATCTTGTTCACAAGTAGGGCACTTGTCTCCTAACTTGCTAAGTTTGTCTAAAAGTCGTTTTGACCCCGCTACCGATTGTGAGAGACTTCCTCCCTCGGCTTGAAGATCATCATACGATTCTACGCCTTCTACATTACAGTTTCTAGCAGAATCAATATCTATCTTACTTAACATACTTTTATAAGTATTATTCTGAGAAATCTTTTTATTTTTCTCAGAAATATTTCCAATTTCAATCATAAGAGCAGTGAGCTCTTGTTCGTCATCTATCGTCTCAATTGAAATTTCAGACAGAGGAAGTATGTTTGTATCGCTCAATTTGTTATCTGCCAACCATTTTTCTATGGTTGCGGTCTTTGATTCTATGTTGCTAAGAGTGAGCGAAGTCCTTCTAGATTCCTCCTTAAACAACTCAAACAGCGATATATAATGTTCTAAGTGTAACAGATCTATTAGAAACTTTTTTCTATTTGTATCCGTTGCAGTTAAAAACTGTAAACTACTATTTGTATTCTGATAAACTAACTGAGAGAAAGTTTTAAAATCAATTCCAAGAATATCTTGTAGAGTCTTATAAGTATTAGTTGCAGTATGCGAACTAATATCTTCTCCATTCTCTAATAACTTTAGTTTAATACTAGACTTTCTATCAATAATAACTTCATATCTGTTGTCGTCTTTTGTAAATTCTAATTTAATATTATAACCAGCATTTACATAACGATTTGGTATATCTGCTTTTTTAATACCTTTTGAGTTTTTGTTGTACAACGCTTCTTCAATAATTAACGGTATGGACGATTTGCCCATACCGTTAGTACCAAGAACTTGAGTTACAGTATTACTACTAAGATCCAACTCATTGTCTGCGCCATAGCTAAAACAATTACTCCATCTCAATTTTTGTAGCGTAATCATTAAATATCCCTACTATCTGCGGTATTCTAGGTTCTGGTATTTCTAGAATATAGGTTAAATACTCTACTAACTCTTCTTGAATAGTCATTTCTTTACTCATGACAAGTGTAGCTTCACTACTTCGTTTTACAACTTTCTTGTCAAGAAGATCACTGTTCTTAATGTTTGCTAGCTCTTGTATATCTCCCTCTATCTCATAGATTGTATGGTGATAGTCTGTAGGAATCATTTCATCTGTACTTGATACGGTTTTCCGTATAAGTTGGGGCAGTTCAAATGCATCCCACATCCACGACCAGTTCTGTGGATTAATTAGAAGGTAGCCTGTTTTGACCTCATTTCTATGAAACGAAGTTGTCATTGGACTTCCTGGATATACAATATTTCTTTGAGTATTGCTATGTGCGTGTAGATCCCCTGCAAATACTACAGGGAAATCTTCAAACCGCTCAAGGTCTACTTCTGGTTTAACGTGTGGAGGTATCTCTCCTCTAACATGAGTAAAGAGAGGCTTGCTTTTATTAAACCAATCAATGCTGTCTTTTTTATGAAGTTCTGCGTAGGGAAGTATTCCAAACCCTAACCCAGGATCTATATAAGAAATATCAACAATGTGTACCAGAGGGTTTATATCTCTTGAAACTTGTTTTAGCTGAGAAAAGAAAGTTTTATTTTTTCTCGTAGCTTCATGATTGCCATCATAGATAATAGTTGGAATCTTTACTTCCCGAATAAACGAAAAGTAAAGTTCCAGCTCTTCCATGTTCGGCAGACGGTCAAATAAGTCTCCTCCTATAATATGAGAACTACACTGCTTTTCAAGAGAGTGAATCTGCTCGAAAAACAGTCTATACCTATTTAGTGCCCACTCACGTGGAACATTCTTTTGTCCTAGCTTGATGTGCCAGTCTGCCGTAAATAAAATCATGATACGTTGAATTCATCTTCCAAAGTTTCGTCAATATCGCCAGCACTATCTTCACGAATTTCGTCAAGGAGTGCTTTTTGTGCATCTGGAGTAGGACGAGGCATAACATCATCCATAGACTTCAGGTCTGCAATTGCGGCCATTTCGCTTTCGCTAAGAGCGCGTTGCTTGCACTTGAGTACTTGTAACTGATACTCTACGTTGTATGGTAGAGGTCCAGTCTTTACACGCTTGAACTTAACGTCCCAGCCTGTCTCTGGGTCGGTAGGATCGCCCAGATCTTCTGCTGCTGTAAGAATGGCTTCAAACAGCTTCTTCTTCAGGTTGATGATTTTTACTTCACCGCCATCAATGCACTGCATTGCATAGCTCCAGCCACACTTGAGATCGGGATAGTACTCACGAATCCAGTCTTTCTCAAGATTGTTAAATCGCTCTTCGTTGCGATCAAAAGACAAGCACTCGAAAGGAATGTTCTTGCCGTTCTTACCTTCCAGCCAGTAAACGTATCGTGCGAGTACGTCACCTACGAGACGGACTTCGTTGTCTCCGTCACGATAAGAGTAAGATGTGATTGACGACTTTTTAGCGCCGCCTACTGATTTGTTAAATGAAAGTGCCATTAGTGTATTTTCTCCTGTGGGACTTCTTCGTACAGAAAATGTATTTCATTATCTTCTGTAGTAAGTAGTCTATTTTCTTCAAAAAGTTCTGGAGCTACAGTACAAAGTATTGAGTCCAGCGTGGTTTTCCCAGTTGCTAAATAGTCCCCGTAAGGACGCATTGAAGCTAAAGCAAGATACTGGGCTATCTCGCTATATTCGTACTTATAAGCATTGTAAAGTAAGACATCTGGATGTACCAAAAAGGATTCGCCAGTAAAATTAGTATTACTATACTTATAAATTCTGTCATATTTGTTACCCGGAACTGAGGCCGTTACTATCATTCTAAAGATTAAAAAGACAGCAAAAGAGTTACCTTCGGCTGTCTCAAATATCTTTTTCCAATTATATAACAACATATTATACACTCATCTGAAGCATTTGTCAAGAAGTATTTTTCTATGTTCAAAGCTGTTTTATCTGATAACCTTGTTTCATGTAATAGCCCATTCTGTTTGACGCTTGTTTCTGGGCTGTTTTACCTTTGAGATGTATGTCAATGACTACTGGATCTCTTTTATTCTCGTGCTTACGAACAACTCTGCCAATAAGCTGTGTAAGTAAAGGCTCATTGTTTATAGGAGTAGCAAGTATAAGACAAGAGAGAGTATTTACTGATATACCTTCACTAAAGATTGCTTGTGTCCCATATAGAATTTGCTTGTCTCCATAGAGAATTTCATCCACGAGTTTTTCCCTGTCCTCATGAGCAACCTCACCCGTAACACATATAGATTTCTCACCAGTCAGTTCGGCGCAGCTTTTCAAGAAATGTACGCGATCTGACACCACCAACACCTTGTGGCCCCGAGCCGCATATGCTGATGCCATCATTGCAACTGAGTGGCGATATTCATCATTATTTACGAGAGTATTGACTCTTTTTGCCCAAGGAATATTGGCTCCGTCGGGAAATCGTACTTCTGATCTGTATACATGTATACTCGGGGTGAGGAAGTTTTCTTTCGGTGGTTTGTAAATATTCGGGCTGAAGTAGTCACGGAAGACGACGTGTTTTCCATCTTTGCGCTCGATTGTACCAGATAACCCGATTTTATAGCGAGCATGGCTGGTATCAATAATTTTAGCAAAGGTTGGGGAGGATACGTGATGCATTTCATCTAAAATAATCGTCCCGAATTCTTTCCTGATTTTGTCAATGTTTCTATACAAAGTTTGAGTGTTGCCAATAACCACAGGGCTGTCGGTATCAAACCTACCACTACCAATAATACCTGGAGTAAATCCATATACTTTCTCTACTTCCTTTGCCCATTGATTACGCAAAGGAACTGTGTGGGTAACCACAAGCGTTTTCTGTCCTAGTTTGCCCGCGATAGCAAGACCTGTAAAAGTCTTTCCCCAACTAACCCAAGCATTAATAATACAATTGTCATTTAAGTCATTGTAAACTTCCTGCTGACTTGGCCGAAGCTCAAATGCAAACTCTGGAAAGTCAGCAGGAATTTCTAAACGTTTTTCAACTATTTCGTAATCGTTTGGTATCAAGTCCGTTCGTCCGATTGGTATAGATACCAGATTTTCGCGCACCCGCTGCAGGTTCTTAATGATCTGGGGTGGATCATTAGGATTCTGCGCAGGAACTTTATATGTTAGTTCTTCTGATAGTACCTTTCGATACTCAGGAGTACATTCCATAAAAATTCGATTACTTAATACTGCTTTCATTATAGT